AGCCGCTATAACCACTGATACCCGACCAACCAGAGGTTCCACTATATCCGGAGATACCAGAAAAACCTGATGTACCACTATAGCCAGAAATGCCACTAAAACCACTGTAGCCAGAAATACCTGAATATCCTGAAATTCCGACAAATCCACTGTATCCTGAAATGCCAGAAAATCCGGAATAGCCCGAAACGCCGCTATAACCAGAAATGCCACTATAACCAGAGTATCCGCTATAACCGGAATAACCAGAAATACCAGACCAGCCCGAATATCCGGAATATCCCGATATACCGCTAAAACCGCTGTAGCCTGAAATACCAGAAAAACCTGATAATCCGGATCCGCTGTAGCCAGAAATACCACTATAGCCAGAAATACCGCTGTAGCCAGATGTGCCACTATAGCCAGATGTGCCACTATAGCCAGATACACCAGATCCGCTGTAACCCGATACACCAGAACCGCTGTAACCAGAAAAACCAGACCATCCAGAAATACCAGAATAGCCAGACGAGCCGGAAACAGGACCGACGACTTCGGTTGAGCCGTCGCTGTAATAAATAACTAAATCACCGTTTGATGGATTGTAAACGATGTTGGTAATCAGTTTGCCGGGCGAGGCAGCGTTGGCAATCTGTGAAACAGAAGCCTGTTTGGTAACACCACGTTGTACTACAGGTACCTGCTCGTCACCAGTTAGTGTGGTGGCTATGGGTAGCTGGGTTATCGACTGATCGGCCATGTATTATACTGTATATGTAAAAGCACCGTGAGAGGTACCTGTTCCGAAAGGAGATATTACTGAAACGTCCACCAAACCAGTGATTGGGTATGCTGGTGTAAACGCATTTATTTGGGTGGAGTTAATTAACTCAAATGTAGCTAAAACATTACCAAATCGAACTGTGTTTACGTCGGTAAAGTTAGCGCCGGTGATTACAACAAATGTGCCGCCTGATTTTGTCCCTGTATTTGGTGATACCCCGTAAACATAAGGATTAAGCACCATGGGGGAAGGAACGACGTTGCTATTCTTGTTTAAATCGCCGGTGCCGTTTGCGTAACTGCCGTCTGATCCCTCAATGAAGATAGAATTATCATTTTGAAACCCATTTTCTGTCATGATCTGATTGCCACCAATTGGTCCAGTGGCAATAGATACGTCAGGGCGTGGAAAACGCAATGCAATGTTTTCAGTTTGACGGGCAGGAAGACGCCAGGGATCGAAGTTATCTAGGTCGTCCTTGCACACCCGCATCCCAGGAAAATTTGGGTCGGGCATAAGCTCGGTATAGGCAAACTTCCTATTGCAGCGGTCACAGACCGCTACAGATAGGACAGAGTTACCACGGGTGTCAAGGTAGACAGGCATGTTACTGCCTTATAGTGCTGACGCTAATGCTTGACCGTCGTTTTGAACCAAAAATCCTTCAATGTATGCTGCAACGTGTTGGTTAGAACTGTCGCTTGTTGAAAAAGCAAAAGTTAAATCCGCTTTTTGTTGGAACACATTTGGTGCATAACGGTGCACATCCATAAACAATGTGAAGCTAATCTGTGCGGTAGAAAGATTAATACCGTTTATAGAGTTAGTCAAATTGTAGAAAATGTACACATTGCTTGACAAGCTGCTACCAGACCAAGCATTAATACGGTTAAGGTAAAATGTGTAACCATTTGGAACAGTGTATACTGTCATTTGGCTACGACCTAAACCTGGGTTAATCTGAGCGTAAGTTGTACCACCGTTTGAAACAGTGATTGTTCCAACGTTGCTAACTTGACCAGAAGCCACTGCAGTCATGGATATGCTGTTAATACGCAAAAACTTATTAACAGTGGTTACTCCGGTTGTGCCATTTAGCGCTACAACTTCAGTTAACTGATTGTAGTTAGCATCAAGACCATTGATAGTTACTTTTGCTGGGCTTGCATCAGTTGCAGATGAGCTAGCCACAGTCATTGTCAAAGCTGTGCTAGGAAAAGTATACGCTGTTGCATTTTCCCATAATGGGATTGATGTGCCCGCTACTGCAGCATTGTAACCATTGATATTGACCAAAGTATGGCCCATGATTTGACCGCGAGAAACTTGTAAATCAAACGGTTCTGTACGACCAACTTTGGTAACAGATTCAACTGCTGCTGGAATGTTTTGTAGATTTGTTACTAAATTCGATGCCATAATTAATTTCCTTTAATGTTAAGCTGGGGGCATAAAGCCCCCTAGGCAATTAATTACGAATTGGTGTAACCTTGGCCAACGTTAGTGATAGAACCGTCGTAGTTACGAGCAACATAATCAACAACGAAAACACCAGCCAATGTGCCAGTTACGCCTGAAGTTGTACCGACAGTGTAAGTTACGGTTGCATCAGATGTGCCAACGTTTGCTAACAATGTAGCTACGGCTGCAGTTGCAGTTGGTACATAGGTAATTACGCCGCCAGTTGTAGTTGGGGTGATTGTGCCAACAGCTGTGCCGTTAACAGCAACAGTGATTACCATACCAGTGAATGCTGAAGGAGCTGTAGTTTCAAACAGTTTGAAGTTAGTGATAATTGCGCCAGCTGGAATAACAACTGGGTCTGCAGTAGTTGATGTGCTACCTGTGCCGTATGTTGTGATTAAACCGGCTGCATTTACACCAGAAAAAGAATTTTGTTGTGAACAAACCACTGCGCCAGTGTTGTCTGGAGCGATAACGCCGTTGTTTGACGGGTTATTGTATTTGTATACGCGGATTGGTTGATTAAATGTTACTGACATTTTGATTGTTTCCTATCAAGAGTTTATAGCCCCACTCAGTGCTTGATCGTAGCCCCGGGAAGAGACGGGGCCCTGTTGGGGGCAAATCTTCCTATATTCACTAATACGTTATTTTGTTGCAAAGCGCCCCAAAAAGCAAAAAAGCCACCTTGTGGGTGGCTTTTTTTGTGCTACGAGGGGGTTTATTACAAACCGGCTGTACCGAAAATGTTACGCGCATCGTGCCAACCTGTAGCATAACGCTCAGTAGCCTTATAACGCATAGAATCAGTTTCGAAATCGCCTTCCATGGATTTCTCCATTGGACGACGCATAACGAGCATGAGACCATTCTCAGCATCAGTTTGAATCCACCAGGCTTTGCTAGAGGACAAACGTGTAACCACGTGTGTGCCTTTAGGCAACATGCCTGTTGATTTGATTGGGTTCAAATCGTTGTCAGCTGTACCAGAACGGAGAACTGACTTCAGAATTACTTCTGATTGGAACTCGAGTGCTGGTGGAACAACTAACTGCTCTGCCTTCAAGCGGATACGCTTACCATTGTTGTCAACAGCAGAACGGATCTGAATCAACATCTGTTCAACAGAAGTTTGGCTCAAAGCAGCTGCAGTAGACAATTGGTTAGAGTAAGAACCGCCGTTAGCGATTGGGTGAGCTGTGTTGATCAAAGTAACGCCGTCGCCACCAACATAACCGCTTGTGAAAGCAAAGTTAAGGATGTTAGCGCAAAGAGTTTCTTTGGTTTCAATCATAGACTGAGCCAAGTGCTTAGCGAAGGTTGAACCGATACGGATGTGATCGCCGTCTTCCATCAAAACTTTGGTCAAGGCGTATGCCAAGCCATAGATTTGGTAGATGAAACGGGTGATGTACAAAGTACCACCTTGATCGTAGCTAACTGGAGTGCCATCAGGCATTGCAGGAGCTGCGTTCATACCATAAAGCATTACTTCTTCATGGTAGTTACGTGGAATACCTTGGATCTGTTCAACAAATCCTTTCCACTCGTCGTCGCGTTGTTCATAAACGCCATCAAAGACTTCGTTGATAATCGGTTCGACTACCGCACGAAAGTCTGTACTACGCATTGGGGTTGCCATTGCTTATTCCTTTCGTATTAGACTGAAACAGACGCGGCTGCGAACTGGTTATTAGAAATCTGGACTTGAACGATTGTGTAAGCATCGCCCCACTGGTTTGTGTTACCAGCTGGGTATGCTACTTCACGTCCGAGACCAACCACGCGTACTTGACCTTGGTTACCAGAACCAACAGCAGTTGCGAGCAATGCTGTAGTAGAGAAACCAGCACCACCGTTACCGATAGCATAGCCATCAGTTACAGTTGAACCAGAAGTGGTGTCAAAGTTGTACTCTGTGCCTAAAGCAGCAGAAGTTGCAGAACCGTTGATTTGAGCTTCGTATACAAGTGCTGGATCAGTGAAAATCCAGAAAATGATGTTTGTAGAAGCATCAAGGGTTGTTTTAGCAGCGTATTTAGCTACAGAACGACGACCGTCAGAGTTGGTGTACTCTACGCCATCAAAAACGCCGTATACTTTACCGCTAGAAGCAGTTTGGTTGGCGATTGTCAATTGGCCAGAAGAAGTGATCGCTACAGGTTGGAACTGCCAGAAAGACTGGCCAGAACTCAAGCTGTAAGGAGCAGTGTATGTCGTACCAGGTACGTAGGTGTTTGTGCCTACGAATGGAACCGCACGGTCGAGACCGCTTGGATGATATACAGGCTTCAGACCAAAGGGTTGAAATGTTGCGGACATTTATTTTCCTTTGTTTTTATTTTTGAAGAATGTTATGAAAAGCGAACATTACTGTTTGCTTTGGCGGCTTCCTTTTCCATTTCCAAAATACCACCTTCAAGAATTGAACGACCACCTTTGCCTTCTTGAGCAGTGCTCCGAACTTGCGCGGTGATATTACGTTGGTGCTCAAGGGGATCCTCAAGGTGCAACATTTTCATCACTTCTTGATAGATTTCTTCTGGTAACTTGAAGAGAACCATTTCATTACAGCTAACACAGCCTTCAAACTTGCCCGAGCTCATTTTGCCTAGTCCTTCAAAGCCTACTCCTAATTCTGAGGCTTTAACTGGCTCATAACCCAACGCCATACGTTTGTCGATACTGTCATAATTATTTGTGGTGGATAACCAGCACAAATGGAAGCCGGGAATAATCCCGTGTGGCAAATCAGGTAATGCACTGTTTTGCCACTTATCGCGGAACGCAGCTACACGTTCCTTTTTTGCTAACTCATTTGGATCCTCAGAAGCGATCCGTTCTTTTGTTTCGGCGACTCGATCGGCTAAGCGATCATCTAAGTCACGTTTAATTCTGTTGTTTGCCATGATAATTAACCTTTATTTTGACGATCATACTGCGCATAGGCGCGGATCATTTTGTTTCGTTTTTCTACATCGTCCCATGCACCAGCATCTTTGATCGCTTGTACACGATCGCGGCTTAATGTAATGGTTCCGGGTTTTGCGCTTGTTGAGTTGGCGGTTCTTCCGGATGTTGATGCGTTTGCTCGTTTCACAGAGCCTCCTTTTGAAGTATATCTGTGTGGTAAGCGAGACTGTAAACGACTATCTAGCTCATCCCAATACTCAGGATCTGCGGGATCCCAACCATCGGCAGCCAGTTCTTGGTCAATTACTTTGGCAATTCTACTATCTGTATCTCGAGCTTGTGGATCATACCAAGAGTTCTTTTTTAACCAACGTGTTGCATTGGCTTGAACTTCTGTGTTGATCTGATTAGGCACGTTTTCTTTTGGTGCCTTAGCTTGCTCTAATTGTTGTTTTTTGTAATGTTCAGCTTGTTTCAGACGCTGTTTAGCTTCTGTTAGCTGTTCTAAATATTCGACTTGAGCAGCTGCGTCGCCAGTTTGGGCTGCTTGCAACATCTTCATCTTAGCGTATTCTACACGGGTTGCTTCGTCTTCAATAGACTTGTCAATCTGTGCGAATTGGTAAGATACTGCAGTGCTTTCAACCTTAGCTAAACGTTCTGCTAGCTCGGCGTTACGGCGCTCAAGTGCTGTAATCTTGTTTTTTGCTGAAATTTCACGCTGTTTCTTTAACTCTTTTTTGAGTTTGCGTTCTTCACGACGGGCTTCACGGATTTTCTCGCGTTCTTCGTCATTTTCGCCTTCTTCAGCAGCTTCATCGTCTTCACGCTCTTCATCAGTGCGGTCATCTTCAGCTTCTACGTGACCATCATCTTCGTGGTCTTCAATTTCCTCTGGAAACTCGACTTTAGCCACTAATGTGCCGTCGTCTAATTCCTTCATCGGGACGTGATCGTCCTGATCCTTATCTTTCTTTGCCATTCTCTACTTTCTTTCTTTTGTACAAAAGTTTAATTTGGTAATTTTTTAGCCATATTTTCAACCAAATTTTTAGCAAACTCATAAAGTTCACTATCTGTTTGAGTGCTTTTAAAAGCATTAATTACCACACAAACCAACCTTACGTTATCGGGAATATAACCTTTGCTGTTATCAATTCTATCTATTGAAATTGACGTCGGTTCAGTTTTTCCTGTAGCCCATGTCATTTTTACACCACTTAAAGCACACAATCCTTTTTGTTCTTCAAATAGTTTTAATAAATAGTTAACATCAATAGTTACTTCTGCTCGTGTTTTAGCAAGTCTCAAAGTGCTGTATAAATTGAATCTCGGAGTTTTTCTTCGATATTCTCTTACTTGTTCTAGCGTTTGTGCCATGTTAATCCACGAAAGCCCGCATTTTTTGTGCCGCCTCAAAGGTTTTAATCTTTGAAATGACTTCACGGGCTTGCAGTGTAATAAACACCACTGGAGCACCGCCATCGTCGGGCTGCACTACAAAACGATCGCCACCGTACTTGATTGTGCGAACTAAATCGCCAACCGCGCACCATGGGCCTTCGACCCAAGGGGTCAAATCATCTGGGCTTCTATAAGCCAAGGGTCCAATAGCACGTACTTTAGCTACAGTTTCGTTAAAACGTAACGTTTGCCTGGTCTCATCAACAAGGATGATACCGCCTTTACTGGTTATCTTTTCACGGCGCAGTTGCACCAATACTCGGTCACCAAGAATTTCTACACCAGGGTCAATTTCTGGAAAACACTCTAATTCTGAGCGTAAATCCGGCTCGTCCTGTTCTTTAAAATCAATCACCTTACGGCAATCCTTTCTGAATCTTACGATTCGTCGTCTTCGTCTTCCGTCAAAATTTCGTCAATAATGTCCAAGGTTATTTTCAAGCCTTGAATAATGCCGACGTACTGCTTATAATCATCAAATGAATTGATGTTTGAACCCGCGGTGACGGTTTCCGCATGATTACTTATCTCAGTCCTTACGCGACCGATAATTTCGGATAAAAAGTCCTTCATATTCTTACTAATACGTGGGTGCGGATAAATCCGCCCTAAAAATTGTTATTCTTTGAACAATTTTCTGATTTACTTAAAATTTGTAAATTCCAAGGTACATGTAATCCTGAAACAGTTTTACCTTTGAGCGGAACAATATGATCAACTTCATATTTGCCACCTAAAGTTTTCATAAAACGATCAGTAGAAGTTACCGCCGCCGATTTCGTTGAGGTTTTTATCCGGACCAACTTTAGGTGATTTAGCCATTTTGTTTTGATTCAAAACTGCATTGTTAGCACGCTTGGAGCCAGAGTTGCCTTTGTCGATAGTTGTTTCACCAGGACCACCAGCGTAGCCAGGGGTACCAGTCATTTTGTATGCTTTGCGGAAGCCTAATTGGTCTTCAGCTGATTTTTTAGTTGCCATTATTGTCCTTCAGTGGGTTGTTGTGGTTGTTGAGCTTGTTGCTCTTGCATTTGGGCCATCTGCTGTTCGTGCATCTGCTGGGCTTGTGCCAAACCCTGTTGGTGTTGCTGGTCCTGTTGCTGCATTTCCATTGCATGCTGCTGTTGGGCCTGTGCTAAACCTTGTTGATGCTGTTGAGCGGCTTGTTGTGCCTCAATTTGTTGTTGAACCTGTTGTGCTTGTTGCTCAAACGCTTGTTGCTGTACTGCCAATCCATGTTGGCGGATATCAGCATTGGCGGCGTTGATTGCTTCCAAGGCGGATTGATCTTGTTCGGCTTCTAACTGGGTCTGTAATTGATCCATTTGGGAGCCGGTTGTGATCATAGCAACACGCTCTTTTGCAGCGTTATTGATGTTAGCCATTGCAATATCTGTGGCATTGCGTTGGTTATCAATGTTAGTCTGTGTGCTGTATTTAGCTTGCAACTCTTGAACTTTTTGCTGCAATTCTGCAATTTTGATTTGGTAATCTTGTTGCATAGATTGAGTATCGAGCTGCATCTTAGCCTGAGCCTCTTGCAGCTTACGTTGAGTCTCAGCAGTCTGAGTCTTAACGATTGCCGCAGCTGTTGGGTCAGACATGAGCATAGTCTGCTGCTGTTGTTGCTGAGCTTGAGCAACTTTTTGAGCCAACCCATTAATTTGCTGTAGGAATGGTCCAATAGTTTGTTGCGCATCTTGGCCAACCAACTGGGAAGCAAGTGCCAATGCTTGTTGTGCTTCTTGATCCAATGGCAACTCTTGGTGTAGCTTGAGTACATCTTCACCTCCAGACGCTTTGGCAACATAAGAACGCATCGATTGCAGATAGTGCAGCGTTAAGTGTTGCTTAATGTGCTCTAAAGCATGTGGTGCGAATGCTGGGCCAATTAATGGGTTACCACCGTACGCAGGGTTCATTGCATACTCTAAGTGAATCTTAAGGTGTGCAATGTGGTCCTGGTCGGGGTAGGCGGCAGCGGGTCGTCCCATCGTCATAGAGACATTCTCTAAGGCCGGATTGGATTCGTTGGCGCCTTGTGGGTTTGGCAGTACTTCTTCGAGCTCAGGAATTTTTAATTGCTTGAGTACGCGCTTATAAACTGCACGCATGTCAAACATTCCTGGAGGCGCGGTGCCTGCCATTTGTAGGAGGGCTTGATTCTGAGCAAGACGTTGTGTCTCAGAAAAAATGTTGGGGTCAGATACGGGACGAACGTCTGAGTTGTACGCAAAGTCACGTACCTCAATTTCTTCGCCAGACAAGTTGTCCATCTCTTGCAAGTACCAATGATTGATACGGGAGATGATGGCCAGTGATTTTTCTTGGCTGCGGTGCAAGCGAGAATGAATGCTAGAGAATACTTTGGCACCCTGCTCGATCAGAGCTTGGGTTGTACCAACAGGCATCTGGCTGTTAGCGTCAGCAATCTTCTCTTCAGCTGTGGTAACAACGCCTTTGGCTGCTTGAGTTAACCAACCTAACAAGTCGTACAATACGCTTGATGGTGGGTTAAATGGCATTGGCATCGCAACCTGACGAATGTCAGTTACGCCAGCACCAGCTTCTACTTCAACTACTTGAGTTGGTTCAATTCGATCAGATTGTCCAGACACTCTTCCAGTTTTGAGTTTAAGTAACGTCTGGCTGTTGTTGATATGA